CTGATAACCTCCGTTGGGAATGGATAATTTTTTTGCTCATGAGAAGGCGTTGCACCTAATCCTCTAGTAACCTGTTGTTCTACGTTTTGTTGTTCCATAAATAATAACATTTTGTTTAATTATAAGTATATATAAAACAAAAAAATGGAATGTATTTCTACACTCCATTTTAGTTATTTTAAAGTTTACAATTAAAGATTAGTATTCAAGAATTGCGTAATCATAAGTTAAAGTTAATTCTATCGATAGTGGGTCGTTTGAAGCCCAATCCAATTCACCAAAGTTTGCCGAAGTAATGAATGCTCCTTTAAGAGTCCATTGTTCTACTTTATCACCAACTGGACCTAATAAGAAGAAATTGATATCTTTCTTATAAAAAGCTGCATACCCATCTCTACCTGTCAATGATTCATGTGAACTTCTAACCCACTCCATAACTTGTTGTGCTCCAGATGGAACAATTGGGTCATAAAGAGATATAGTTATATCATCCCAAGTTGATTTTCCCTTTATCTTACGCTTTACGTTGATATGGTCTAATTCAACTATTTCCGAAGTAAATGTTGGTCTACTTGCAGTTTTGATGATGTATGATTCAATACCATTGATTTCCATAATAAATCTATTCCCCAATTTGGGTTCAAAATTTCTGTAGAACATCTTGTCAAACTCTAATATTTCTGGCATTTGTGTATATATTTAATGTTTATTACTTATAAATATTGTTTTTTAAAATTATCCGCTAAAACTTGCTCCAGTTGGTAAAATGTTGAAATCAATTTGAATGAATTCAGCAGTTTTAGTTGGTTGTAAGAAGATAGCTCCTGCTAATATGTTTCTATCAATCACATCAGGTGTGTTGTTAGTATCATCCATTACAACTCTGAATGCGTAAAGTCCTTGTCTTTGTTGGATACTATCCAAATATGGATTAACGATGTTTAAGAATCGATTTCTAGTTTCAGAAGTATTTTGTTCAAACACTAAATATCTAGATGAAGATGCAATAAACTTTCTAACAGTCAACAACAATCTTCTTACGTTGATTCTATCCAATGCAGATGGTCTATCTTGCAATGTTTTTTGTCCGAATACTACGATACCTTGTCCAGGGAACTGAACGATTGGGTTTACTTTGTTTTCGTATAGTTCATCCTTTTCAGATTGTGTTAATCTGTTCAACAAACTAACTGCTCCTACTAAACCACCTCTATTCAAACCTGCTGGTGCGAACCATTCTGCTGCTACTCTATCGTTTGCTGCGAATACGCCAGGTAATAATACTGATGGTGGGATTGTGATTAGTTTGTTTGTATTAACATCAATAGTCTTAACCCAAGGATAGTAAGTTGCTACCATATTTGAATCAATTGCCGAAGCTTGAGCGGTTGCTAATGAAATTGAATCATTATACGCAGTTGTATCTAAAATGTAGAAACAATCATTTCGTTGTTCAACCATATCCAATACTGAAGTTGCTACTGATGGGTGTAATCTTCTAATAACACCAGGAGTTACTACCATATTGATATCAAACTCGTCAACATTTGATAATGCTGCGATATGTTTAGCGTATGCTACAGAACCACTAGCAGTTACCGTTGATAAATTAAATCCTTGTGAATTACCTGCCAAAATATCTGCTCCAGTCAATATTGGAGTTGCAGGGTTCATACCATCAAATCCTTCTTGGAATGCTACAACGAATTGTGCTAAAGAAGAACCTACTGATAATGTACCACCATTTGCCACATCTAATCCAAATACAGAGTTAGAACCTACACCTGCTCCTGTCGGAATTGGCTTTAAGTAAATTACGTTATCAGTATTGTTATCCAAATCTATACCACCATATTGTGCTACTGATGAAGTTAGGAATGATACAGATGGAATCAATGCTCCAACTGCTGCTGATGCAGATACTGGCAAAGTATATGCTGCGTGTCCGAATGGTACTGCTTGTACAGGAGCGGATGTGTTTAAGTTTGCAACTCTAACATATTTTGAGTTATTTACCCAATCACCGCTTTCAGTAATTTTACCTAATTCATCAATTGATAATTTTCTATCACCAATTACTCTACTGATATAGTTAGGAGAATTTGGGTCTAAATTTACATTAGAATAAGTTTCTAATACTACTTTCTTTTTATTTGTATCAGCAAACTCTCTCACAACTACAGTAAATGTACCATAATCAGTACCGCTTACCGAACCTGCTGCTTTAATATTAGTGATACCAATTTTAACTTTAGTATTTGCTGCGTTTCCAGCACCAATTGTTTCGAATTGGAATAAGTTATATCTATCACCAGAGATTAATTGAGAGTTAATCATTGGTGTTAATGCTTCTTGTGCATCGAATGTAAAGAGTTGGTCACCCAATACGGTTACTGAAGAAGATGCACTGGAATTAAATGTTATAGATGAGTTTTTGAAAAATCCATACACATAAGGGTCTTTAGAACCAAATGCAGATGTTCCAAATACTGCCTCAATATCGTTTGTATCGGTTACATCCAAAGAAGCAGATACGTTTAATCCACTACCTCTTAATACGAAATCACCTGCTCCTGCATTAGAAGAAGTTAATTGTGCGTCTGCAAAACCTCCGTTTGCACTTCCTGATGTATTGAATAGAATACCTAATGATGCTGATACTGCTCCTGAAGTTGCGGTTAACAATAATGGAGCGGTTTCGGTATATCCACCAACACCCCCAACTCTACAAATTGTAGCAGTTCCTGCTTCTCTTAAATAATTTTGTACTGCTAATGGAGTGAGGTATGTACCATCTGCTACTCCAAATAGTCTTTCAAATTCTGCTTGTGAATTTACGATTGTAGGTACTAATGGTCCTTCTTTAAAAGGTCCAATAAATGCTGCACCAATATCTGCTACCCCTTGTTGTAAGAATGAAAGGTCGTTTTCTTTAGTAAATACACCTGGTGATACTATTTTGTCTGCCATTTTATATGCTAATTTAAAATTTTTATTATCTTAATATAAATATTAAAATTATTTTCAAAACAACAAATTACTATTTGTATGTTGGAGAAAAATAATCATATACTTGTCCTACCGATGTTGCGTTTTGCAATGTGTTGTAGAATAATACAGGTCCGATTTGTCCATTCCAGAATGTTGTTCTACCACTATTACATCCAATTGTTAAGAAGTTAGTAGATGATGGTGCCGTAAATGCTGATGCAGTAAATGTTCCTACTGAAGTTTTATCTACATAAACTGTCACCGTTCCCGATGGTTGGAATGTTGCAGAAATCATATACCATACGTTTGATGATAATGATGTTGTTAATTGTGCACTATTTCCTAATGTACTACCATAGAATTTTACTCTATTCAAAGTAGAACTATCAGATGATTCAATTGCTAAACCATAAAATCCAGCGTAATCAAAAATATGTCGTGATGCTACACCCAATGTTGTTGTAGGTCTAACCCATACGTGAATTGTACCAGTATTAGTATTGAATTGAGAATACCCCCCATTGATGTTGGTAGTAGTATCTTTGTACCAAAATTGGTTTGTACCATTTCCTGCGAAATATTTATCTTTTCTTGTTGCTCCGTTATTATATGATGGGTTATCACCAGTAATACCAGCTGCGTTTGCAACACCCGCAGGTCTAACACCCGTATTATATCCACTTAAATCTAACCAATCCGTTGTAACAGTTCCGTTTGTAGATGATGCTTTGGATGGGTCTAAATATAATCTTAATCCAGCAGCTGGAATTGGTGGTTGTGTAGTAGTTCCTTTGTTATGAGATACAATACCGTTTGCTAAATAAACGTCAGCATTTTCCACATTAAGTGTTACAATTTCAACATCTTCAATTATTACCTCAATATCAGTAATTTCTATTTCATTTAAACCTGTCACTGAATCGTATGTTACTACTAAATCACCTGGTAATACATCTTCAACATTTTTGAAACGATATTTTTCAATTTCACTATCCCAAACCCAAAGAGGGTGAGTTCCAGTTGATTTGATTAAACCATTGTTTAAATCATAATATCCACTTGCAAAGTTAAAGACAATATCTGCTACATTTACTTCTTGATATGAGCCAGATTGATTTTCTAACATATAGAATCTCCAATCAACTTGGTCTGATTCTGAATCCTGGTCTTCATCAGGTAAACCATCTGGTACCCATGCTTTAATAGTATCACCCACCGAAAGGTCTTCTACATTTACAATAGTTCCATCCGCTTTAGTTATTTTTGTTCCAAATAATAAACAGAAATCAGGTTGGTTAATTGTGTTGTACACATCTACCGCGTATAATGTTTTTGTAGATGTTGAATTATATCCAGTTGCTGCTAAATTATAACCATCTTCATACTTCATAGATAATACAGAAGATGCTTCTGAATATGTTGATTGAGCGATTGATGCAGGAGTTATTGGAAATGATGGAGATGCACCTAAAGTGGGTGAACCTACTGTAAAGTTTCCATTATTAAATGTTACTGAATAGTTTGCTGCTACGTTACCAACTTTAGTACCATGCAGTGTACCCGCAGTTCCAAATGAAAATGTTGCCGCTTCTTCTGTACTTTCTACAATGTAAGTGAAAGTTGGTAAATTTGGGGTTACAGAATCTATTGCAAATGCGGTAAATGAACTATTAGATGTTCCTCCAGATAGCCCACCAATGGAAACTGCTTGAGATGTTCGGGCTGACCCGCTAACTGCTCTATATAAATTTCCTAATGATAAATTAGTTCTTGGCATATTCGTATGTATTATTCTCCGTTATAAATATCTAAAAGTTTTTCTTTCCATACTTCTTTGTTTGAAAAGTGTTTTATCATCCAACTTTTAAGTTTTTGGAATTCTGTTTTACGGGTTTCGTAACTATCCTCACAAATTATTTGGTAGGTTTTTTTAAATGTTTCCGCATTATTCGCTTTGTATTTGTAATCAAGTGGAACATGCCAATCTTCATGTAATATGGGAAGTTTACCCCAATCCACTGCCTCAAATATACCATATCCGAAGGGTTCGTGCTCAAAACAAGAATGAGAGATTCCCCAATCAAGTTCATAGAACCTTTCTTTAAATTTATAATCAAATTTGTAAACTTTGGATTTTTCGAATTTGAATCCATATTTCTTTTTATAGTATTTGTTGAATGTTTCTGAATTTGTAGAAATAAATCCACCTAACCCATTCATATATTCAACATTCTTTCTACCTTCTACTCTAGCGGCGTATCCTATCTCAATAGATTCTGAAAGCTCTTTATTTTGTTTAAATTTATAAACATTTGGGATGTGATATAAATTTTCTGTTTTATATGGAAAATGATATAACCCTACCCAAACTTTATTTTTAATTTTATTAATTAATTCGCTTTCATATTCCCAATTACCATACCAATGTAAATATTCATCTTTTTCCATTTGTGCCAATAAAGACACTTTTGTTAAATTATGGAAAATAATTGAATCAATCTTTTCCAAATTTTGATGAATAGCTCTAGTTGGGGTATAATGACCATGAAGAATATGTATCCGTCTTGCACCTTCTAAATGTTTTATAATTTCATCTTCAGATGTTTCCCAAATGTGGTCAATATCAATTGGAAATTCTTCATAGTTGTTAGGTCTATGTCTATGGAAAAGAAGAAGTGGCTTCACTTCTAAATGAGGAGCCACTTCTTTTATCCACTCGGTTACCCACATATCAGCACCGCTATTGAACCAAGGACCTCCAGCGGTGGTGTAGTAAACATCATACATTAATTATAAACCTTTATTATTTGTACAATTATTTAAATCTATTCTTAATTGCTCTATTTGTAATTGTTGTTCTTTAATACCTTCGATTAGTAATGCTACTAACTTATCGTATTTAACTGCCTTAAATCCACTCTCTCTTGTCTGAACTAATTGAGGTAATACTGCTTCAATTTCTTGTGCGATTACACCCACATCGTTTCCTTCATATCCGTGCTCAACTTTGTTTTCTTCTTTCCAATCGTATGTGTTACCACTAATCTTTCTGATTTTGTCGATTGCGTTTTCAATTGGTTTGATGTTTTCTTTGAAACGAATATCAGAAGATGAAAATGCAACGATATCATTTGCTGCATCAATTCTACCTGCAGTTCCAGTTGCAGCCATTCCTATACCTAAAGAGTTAAATCTTACGTTATCAGATGTTGCAACTGCTTGTCCGATTGAGATAGTTACTGCTCCAGTTGCTCCACTTACCGTTACACCTGTACCTGCAACATTTGAAGTTACACCTGTGTTTGCAATTGTTACTCCAGTAGAACCATTATACGATGTTCCACTTAATCCCGTACCAATTGTTAAGGTTGCTAAATTAGAACCTAAAGCGATACCTGAAATTGTATTATTTGTTAATCCAATTGTTGGAGTTGCACCTTCACCACTATTATTAGAAAGAGTAATGTTAGTTCCTGCTACTAATGATGCTACATAGTTACCAGATGTTCTAGTCCCTAATGCAATATCACCCGTTGTAGATGCTACGTTAATTTGTCCAGAACCTGAAACAAC